GGGCCAGATGCACAGCGTTGGTACGCTGCCACCGGAGAACAGTATTTTGGTCATTTGCACAAGTCAGCAGAACCAGTTGTGGACGATATCAACAATGTAATTGATTCAATTGATCTTGAAAATTTTGACACCATCATCATGGTGGAAAGTCTGGAGCATATTCCTGAAAAGGAGTTTGACCGAACCTGGAACGCAATCACCACAAGATTTACCGGTAGATTCATTGTGGTCAACTGGATGGATTATCACCCTTGTCCCATTGGCGGCTTTGGTGCAAGTCCACAAGAACACTGTCGCTTGGTAGACGATGAACTGTACGATTTATGGACCTCACAGGCTAAACAATGTGTGTTTAGAAAAGGTTCACATTTGGTATTAGATTTCTAAAACTCTAGACTTGTTGTCTAATTTACATTATACTAACACAACGCACAAGGATATCATATGAGCAAAATTAAAGTTGCAGAGTTATTTTACAGCATTCAGGGCGAAGGCCGTTACATGGGTGTGCCGAGTGTGTTCTTGAGAACATTTGGCTGCAACTTCAAGTGTGCTGGTTTCGGCATGCCTAGAGGTGAACTTAGTCAAGAGGTAGAATCAATTGCCAACCGTATTGGAGATTTTAAAACTTATAATGAACTACCACTTGTTAGTACCGGTTGTGATAGCTACGCTAGTTGGGATCCTAGGTTCAAAGACCTTTCACCAATGCTTACAAGCGATGGCATTGCGGAAGCAATTGTTGAAACACTCCCATTTAAAGAATGGCAAGACGAACACTTAGTGATCACCGGAGGCGAACCGTTACTAGGTTGGCAACGTGCTTATCCTGACCTGCTGGATCATCCCAAGATGGCGGGCCTAAAAGAAATCACATTTGAAACCAACGGAACTCAGAAACTGACTCCAGAGTTTGCTGCTTATCTGCATCAGTGGAAGAGTCATCATGATCGAGATTTTTGGCGCGAGATCACATTCAGTGTCAGTGCCAAACTGCCATGCTCAGGCGAAAAGTGGGAAGATGCTATCTGTCCCGATGTTGTGTGTGAATATGAAGAATATGGCACAGCATATCTAAAGTTTGTGATTGCTACAGAACAAGACTTTGCGGATGCACAGCGAGCCACTGCAGAATTCCGTGCTGCTGGTTTTACCGGACATGTGTATCTCATGCCCGTGGGTGGTGTTGAAAGTGTGTATGCGTTAAACAATCGCCGGGTAGCAGACTTGGCCATGCGGCACGGCTTGCGCTACAGTGATCGACTGCAGGTGCCCTTGTTCAAGAATGAGTGGGGCACCTGATGCTGGACCACGATACAACTCAGGAGACGATTTACAAAAATTGGAGCCTAAATCGAGTTTGTGATTGGAAATTAAAATTTTGCTGGTGGCCCAACAGATGTGCATTATCGGGTATAGACCTCTGGGGTCGGCGGGCCTATCGTGGCACTAGAATAATTTCTGGCCCAGGCGAACCTGTCTACGAAGTATACTGGATTGATCAGAATGAATTTATGATGTGGAGATTGAAACATGTTTGATTGGTTTAAAAAGAAAAAAGTAGCTCGACCTGAGCCAGCGCCACGAGCAGAACCTCGTGCTAAAAAGATAGAAAAAACTGCTAAAGAACTGGCCACCGAATCTGATGAGCCATACGTAACTGTGCTACGCATGGACGTGGATCCTGAAAATTTACATCAGGGTGCGTTTGAGCTAGATTGGAATGAAAAATTTGTTGCCAATTTGGTACGTGCTGGGTATATGATCAGCAAAGACGACACTGATGCTGAAATTGTGGATCGCTGGTTTCAAAATGTGTGTCGGCACGTTGTGATGGAAACTTGGGAACAAGAACAAGCCATAATCAAAGGTAACGCACCTGGTTGGGTAAGAACTACAGATTTAGGTAATGGTAAATCAGAGGTTAGATAATGATTCTCTATGTCAACGGCGACAGTCATGCGGCTGCTGCAGAAGCGGTAAATTCATATGCATGGGCCTGCGATGATGGCCTATACTGGGGACTGGGACAGCAACCACATCCTGACAACGAGCGTGTGAGCTTTGGCTGTGAACTAGCCAACTGGATGAATGCTATTTTGTACCTGGATGCACAGGCCGGTGGATCCAATGCTCGTATCATGAGAACCACACGGGACTGGATATCGCAGCAGACTTCTGCTGTGTTACAGGACACCTTTGTGGTACTGCAGTGGAGCACTTGGGAACGCCAAGAATGGTTGATCAACGAGGAATATCTACAGGTCAATGCATCCGGTGTAGATCATGTGCCTGAGAGCCATCAGCCGCAGTATCGGGAGTTCGTGGCCGGCATAGACTGGGCTGCATGCGAAGCACAGGCACATGCTGAAATTCATCGGTTCCACTTGGAACTACAGGATCAGAACATTGCACACGTGATGTTCAATGGCAACAGCCATTTTGAATCACAACCACTCTATTACAACTGGCACAACTGTTACATGCATCCGTATGACTCTGCCCGAACCTATGATCGTGTGCTAAAAAACAACGGTTTTACTACAGTAAATCCTAATAGTTGGCATTTTGGTCCAGATGCCCATTGCTTTTGGGCCGAACATGTGTTACACTATATCAAAGCCAACAACCTATTGCCCACACAATGAAATATCTCTTGATTGATACCAGCAACATGTTTTTCCGTGCCCGTCACCAAGCACACCGTGCCGCTGACACATGGACCAAGCTGGGTTTTGCCCTGCACTTGATGTTCATGAGCGCCAACAAAGTGGCACGTGACATTGGTGCTGATCACGTGGTATTTGCATTGGAAGGTCGCTCATGGCGCAAAGATGCCTATGCTCCTTACAAGGCCAATCGTGCTGTGGCACGGGGCAAGATGAACGAGACCGAAGCAGAAGAAGACAAAATGTTCTGGGAAACATATGACCTGCTGACCCAGTATCTTGCCGCCAAGACCAACTGCAGTGTGCTCCGATGTGCCACTGCTGAAGCTGATGACATTATTGCTCGTTGGATTGCACTACATCCCGAGGACGAGCATGTGATTGTGAGTTCAGACTCAGACTTTGTGCAGTTGGTGGCACCTAATGTCAAGCTGTACAACGGCATCAATGATCACTTGTTTGCAGTAGATGGTGTAACAGATGCCAAGGGTCGTCGGCTGGCATTCACTATTGAAAGCAACAGCAAGATCAAAGTGGGCAAGCCTGACGCTGACTTTGTGGCACCCGAGGACTATCAGAAGTGGGTGTTGTTTATGAAGTGCATGCGTGGCGACCCAGGTGACAACGTGTTCTCAGCATACCCGGGTGTGCGTGTGAAAGGCACCAAGAATCAAGTGGGCTTGACTGAAGCATTTGAAGACCGTGAACGTCGTGGCTACGCTTGGAACAACATGATGTTGCAACGCTGGACTGATCACGAGCAGGCAGAGCACCGTGTGCTGGACGACTACGAACGCAACCGTACTCTGATCGATCTCACAGCACAACCACAAGAGATCAAGGATGTCGTAGATGCTGTGATCCGCGAACAGGTCACACACAAGGACGTGGGCATGGTGGGTGCACACTTTATGCGATTCTGTGGCAAGTATGATCTTGTCAAGCTCAGCGACTACGCAGATTCAGTGGGTCGCTGGCTCAACTCAACATATCAAGGGGTACTCAAATGATTGTGGCAAAACCGGTAGTTAATAATGAATTTTGGATTCTTCAGGAAGGGAATCGCAAAATAGGAAATATTCAAAATACACCCAACGGGTACACCATCAAGGTCAACGACACTGTTGACCAATTTAAAAATATCAAGGCAATTGCTCAAGAAAAACAAGTTGAGTTTGCGCCCACTATGAAAATTTTTAAGCCAGTTGCTGGCACTGAAGCGCATGGATATCCAGCTGGATCCAAAGTGCATAATGCTATGTGGGATGTTCAACGACGACTACCGTTGTTTACAAAAACTAAAAAAAGCAAAAGCTGGTATGCTGCTGGGTGGTATTTGATTCAACAGCGTCGAGAATGGGAAGTAGTGCAAAGTCCCAAGTTAATCACCTTGACAAGATACAAATATCAAGGTCCATTTCATTCAAAGGAACAAGCAAATGAATCCGTTTCGTGATCAGGAAAAATTTATGCGGGCCTGTGATCAGACCGTAGACATCTACAATCAAGAACAATACAAACTGTATGTCAAACTGATTGAAGAAGAATTTAAAGAATTACAAGAAGCCATTGCTGTAGGCGACATTGTTGAACAACTGGATGCGCTTGAAGACATCCTTGTGGTCACTATCGGAGCGATACATTCAGCAGGCATGAATGGCGAAGGTGGCTGGAAAGAAGTCATGAAGACCAACTTTGCCAAGGTTGATCGAGAAACAGGCAAGGTTCGCAAGCGTGAAGATGGCAAGGTTCTCAAGCCCCTGGGCTGGACTCCTCCCAACTTGAAGCCGTTTGTGACTCGTGCGGATGTGGCCGAAAACGGCTATGCTGCTCCTGATCATTTATGATCAACATGACTGAGAACGAAGCTCGTGCGTTCCTTAGCCGAGCCCTGGGCCCACTGCGGCGTGAGTTAGAGGGAGCCGAACGTGATCAAGTGCTGTTGATGTTGGCCATGCTGGGCAAGCCCACTAGCACCAGTAACAACCAACACTTGTATTTCGAGGAATATGTGCATGCTGGTCGCCACTGGTGTGTGACCACTTGGCCCAATGGACAATACATTGTGGAGGAGATTAAACGTGAGACTGATACTTGACGACTACAATCAAGTGTATGTGTGGGTAGATGATGTCAACGAAAATGAAGAATTAAGCCCACACTTTGACTACGAAGAAGATGCCATACAATGGCAACACCGTATGCGACAGGAATTGAAACATGAAAACTCGTGAAGAAATTATTACTTCGATGTGTTACACTTGGCGGCACGACTATGGTCTGGATCGAAAAGAACACGACGGTCCCGGAGGCTTGATCAGTATGGGCTTGACTGATGCACAGCGAGAAATTCTCCGGCAGAAGATGGAACAGATTTTCGACAACGACATCGCACCCAACATGGAGTTTCGACAATGAGCTTACACATCAATCGCTTTGTGGATTCAATCAAGGCACACGAAGCACGTGGACAACGTGACTTTGTCATGAGCCTGCGTGATGCCAAAGATCTGCATGCTGACATCACCAAACTGCTGTTGACCCTGCAAGAATTACACAGTACAAATTTAAAAAACAATGCTGAAAATCCCATTGTTGTGCAAGTGTCCGGAGGCTCATTTCAATAACAGTCAGAGCATAAACTACGTACATTTATCATAAATAAATGTAGGAGTTTAATGATGAGCAGACCGAAACCCACTGTGTTAGCAGAACATACCAATCGGCAAACATACAAAACAGAACAAGTCCTGGCCAGCGATGGAATATGGGCAGTGTTCTTTGGCGGTAGTCCCATCAATCTAAAAACTTCAAACTTGCTGACACAGTATCCAGGGCCCAAGTATAAAAAAGTTAGTTTTTCCAATGGCGGGCATGCTGTGAATCTTTGTAAAAAACTAAATGCCTACTACAAAACAGACAAATTTACTGTGGTATTGCTGACACAAGGTCAGCAAGTTTACCCCAATGGATCGAAATGAGTTTGTTGATCAAATAGTCAGTAATCTCGAGCTGCACCAGCCTGTGGATATTGACACTCAGCATTGGTGGTGGATTTACGCTAACACCAACAACTGGCGACTGACCTGGCAAGGGTACGATGATTTCAAAAACAAATTGAACATGGAGTCTTGGGAGTTTGAATTTGGCGTCAAAGAAATACAGCCCTGGATCTATTTAAAACTTTCTAGGAATTTAAAAATTCCATTTTACATTGTGGATAACAAAAAGCACAATAAATTGGTGGTGTTTGACAGCAAGTCGGCCATGCTGATCAATCTGTATGGTGATTTAATCAAGTGGATCAGGACCATAGATTAACGCACTTGATGTAGTACTGTAAAAATGTAATACTTGAGTGTTACTTTGGGCAATTTGCCCGAAATGGGCA